TGACTGACTTACCACTACTGGACTGGGCGCCGTTGAAGGCACTCCAGAAACCTCCATCCGACAGCTTGATGGTCTTGCCCAGCCATTCACTCATACTGGCTGAAGGCTTGGTGGCAGCAGCCCCCAATGCCTGGGATAGGGTTTTAATCACTGACAAGCCCTCTGCGGATGAAGCCAGCGATGCAGAAGAAGCTCAGCGATCCGGCCAGCAAAGCCCAGCCGGTACCAGCCAGCATCCAGACCCCGCTGCACGCCAAGCAGAAAGCGACCACTGCGCAGGCGATGAAAATATGAAATGCGTTCATGCGATCAGTGGGTCCCGAATGCCAGCCATGAAGTTGTCCATTCCCCCTCGGCCTTCAGGATTGAGGCTGATCAGAGAAACAGCGTTGAAAGTAGCCATCAGCGGATCGATCTTGGCCGTACCCGAGGCCTGCTTGGTGATCAAGAAGGCGTTGGCCGAAGGCACCCCTTTGGCGTTACCGCAAGACCAGGCCATCAACGGTTGGCCGCAGTGCAGGAGCGTGCCTTCGGCAAGCTTGCGTTCCGTGGTCTTGATAGCACCGGTAAGCTTCCAGCCCTGCGAGATGCCAACGATCTTGTCTTCTTCGACGCCGGCATCTGCTAAGGCATCAAGAACGGAGCCAATGCCCGCCGGGTCAAGCCCGACCTTATCCAGCAGGCCCGACTCATTGATGCGTTTGACGATGGCAGCGAATTGCTCGACGTCATCGCCGATTCGCTTGACGATGGTCAAATCGCCAATCGCTTCGAGGTCCTTGAGCCTGGGTGCTTCGGACTTGCGCCGATCAAGCACCGAGGGGTGCGCCCAGGCATGCGCCCAGTGGAACCACCGTCTCGTACCAGCCTCTCGACCTATGACAGCAAGCCCGAGCAAGTCGTCCAGGCCGCCACCATCACCACCCACGTCAATGACCTCGCACCGCTCAAGAATCTGCTCCAGGTTGAGCCAGGTGGCCGCCTGCGGCTCCCAGAACTCTGCCCCTACCCAGGCGTCCGACATCAGGGCCAGGCCGATCTCGATGTTCAGGTGCTTGGCCAGGAAACCACGCAACTCCGCTTCACCGTCGATTTCCGCTTGCATGAACAGGCGTTCAAGCGTGGGGCGATCCACCGAGAACCCCATGTTTGGGTTCACCAGGTGGAAGTTCTCGGGCTTGCGCGCGGCGCCGCTGTCGATCATCTCTTTCGAGAATTCGTAGATGATCGGCAGGAAGCGATTGTCGTTGATGCGACCATCACGCACACCGCGGGCATAATTCAGCTTCGACCGGAACACCCCGGCCGGCGGCTCGTTCGATTGAGTGGTCAGCCAGATGACAAACCCTTCAGGTCGGGACAGCAGGCCACCGGTGGCCTCCCGAATCATGTCGGCGGCTTTCGGGTTCTTGCCAAACAGCCAGGCCTCGTCGATCAGCACGCCAACGGCCTTCTTGCCGCCCACCACGTCACTATCAGCGGCGACGACCTTCAGCGTGGCGCCCGTCTCGCGGTGAGTGATCAAGCGAAGGTGTGGCTGCACGTGCAGCAGGTCCTTCAGCTCTTCGTCGTTGTTGACCATGTCCTTGGCTGGGACGAAGGCGTTGTCGGCAATCTCCTTAGTCGGAGCGAGGATGATGAACTCCGCCGACATCCGCCAGTTGCGGACCAGGGCCGTCAGCATGATTGCAGCGGCGATGGTCGACTTGCTGTTCTTCTTCGGGATGCAAAGCATGAACTCCCGAATCAGGCGCTCGCCTGTTTCGCTGTTGTAGCTACCGAATACAGCCCCAGCGAAAGCCAGCACCCAAGGTGCGCATGCACTCTCGATAGTTGGACTGCCCGGGGCGTCGACGATGCGAAGCCCCTTGAAAACCTCAAGGCTCTCTTCAGCCTCCTGGGGGAACAGCGGTTCAGGGATGATCGATTCGCTGGCAGCCAAGCGCCGCCACCAATCCGGGCAGGCCGTGGTCCAAAGCATGCGTCACCCCTTGACGACAGTGAGCGGCGGTTTGCTCTGGGAGTACTTGCCCTTGCCGGCCTCTTTCGCAGCTTCCGCCTTCTGTTCTTTCTTGCCCGCCTCGGCCTTCTTGCCGTGGATATACGGCACCGCGGTCTGCGCGGCGTTGCGCCGGTCGAAGACTTTTGCTCGAGGCTCATTCATCAGCGCGAGCAGCCACACCAGCGGGTCGTCGGTTGACGGCAGGCAACTCAGGAACTCGCCGTCGGCCTCGTTCATCTCGACGGGGTCTTCATTGGCTTCATCGGCCTTCGCTTTGCTGCGCCGCTTTTTCGGCTCAGGGTTAACACTGAGCTCTGCTCGACGAGCCAGAATTGCGGATGCGATCTTCGGATCATTGGCCCAGCGCGAACCAGCTGCAGCAGCCGTCGAGGGCTTACTGCCCGCGGCTTCCGCGGCTTCTTTGTTGGACGCGCCCCGGGCCTTAGCGTCAACAAACTGTCGCTGTTTGTCTGTTAACACCATTAACAAAAACCTTTAGGGGGGAGAAAAATGTCTACGTGGGGTCGGAGGCGGTCTAGCTAGATGAGAATCCCTAGCTTTTGACCCCCCTACCCCTTTCGCAGCACGTCATTGGCATGCCTCTCTGCCTCTCGGCTGGATTTCGACGATCCGCGGATGACTTAGCCACCCAGGCCAGCCGCCTCCTCAGACTGCTTGACCGAGTCGTGGCAAGGCTTGCAGAGGCTTTGCCAGTTGGTCTGATCCCAAAAAAGAACCATGTCACCGCGGTGTGCAACGATGTGGTCTACGACCTTTGCGGCAGCAGTTCGGCCGTTCCGCTCGCAGAAGACGCAGAGTGGGTGCTCATTAAGGTAGTGCTCTCGCGCTTTCTGCCATCGGTAGTCGTAACCACGCTGAGAGCTGGTCATGCCGCTACGCCAGCTGCCAGGCGTGACCACCTTGACCCGCGAGCTTGCGCTCTCCTTGATGCGCGATCCCAGCGTCTTGAGCCTGGCCATCAGTGCACCTCGACCTCAACGCCGCGCTCTATCCACCGAAATATGCGGCCCATGTCAGGCTCGCGACTAGTTAACCGGGACACGACGAGGACGCCGGCAAGGTAGTACTTCAGCCACCAGGTCTGGCGGCAGACGATCGTTGCATACACCCTGGCCATGTCCGGTGCTCCTCATCTCTTGTACCAAGTCAGCTGGTAGCGCCGCGCATCCGGCGGCACCTCGGCGATCGGCCAGCGCAGACAATCCATGTGCTTGCGCTCTGGCCTTGTGCGATTCACCCGGAGCGTCTGCACTAAGTATGCGGAGCCGGCAGCCGTGGTGATGAAGTCACCAACCGCGATTCCATCGGCTCCGTCCACGTAAAGCTTGCAGGCTGTGTAGGGAGTTCGTGTCCTTGCCATGCTCACGCCTCTCGACGCATGCCGACCTGGCTGGCGATATCGGCAGCGCGCTCGCGAACCTCCAGCACCTGGCCATCGAACGTGCGGACGATTGCGCAGATGCCATGCCACTGGCTGCTGGCCCCTGCCTCGGTAACCGATGCAATTGCGGCCGGGGCCAGGTGAATGGCGTTACGGTTGATACCGGTCAGGGTGATCATGGCCAGGCCTCCGACTGGGTGCGGCTCAGGGCTTCGTCAGCCTTGTCTGCCGCTTTGGTTGCTGTGGTAGCTGCCTTCGACGCTTTCGTCGCGGCGCTTTCGGCCTTGCTGGTGAGTTCGTCCAGACGCTTGTCGCGCTCGGCCATGGCCGCGTCGTAGGCTTCGCGGATCTGCTTCACCTGGTTGGCCTGGGTGCTGGCCATGGCCCAGTAGGCCGACTGCCAACCCAGTACCGCGCCGCCGGCGACCAGCAGAGCCGCGATGATCCAGACCTCAGCCCGACGCCACCAGCGGCGAGCAATGAACTCCAGTGCGCATCTGTCCATCACGATGTACCTCCAAGCTTGGTGCGCAGGCGGGCGATCTCATCGCTCTGCAGCGTCACCCGCTCTGTCAGGCCGGCCACTTGACTGGTCAGGGCCTCGATCTTCCCTTCCATGCGGCCAACGGTAGCAGCGAGGTCATTTCGCTCCTTGGCGAACTGATCGGCGCGTGCCTCGGCTTCTTTCCGGGCCTCACGCTCGATGTCCAGCAGCTCATTCAGGCGGCGAACGACGCCGATGTCGGCGGTGTCCATTGCCCTGTCGGTGGCATCCCTGGACAGCCACTTGCGCAGCCACAGAAAACCACCCAGCAATACAGTGCCCGTTCCGCCCAGCCAGGTGGCTGTGCCTGGGCCGAGGTCGGTCGGGTCCATTAAACTCTCCTGAGGAAA